GCATGGTATGAGCTCTGGAGATGTTGGCACAATAGCATCTCAGTTTGCATCCACAGCCGCAGGTCAATTGCTGGCCACAGCTGAAGCAACCAGAACATTTACATTTGATGCAGAAACCAGATCTGTGAAGGTGAAACCACAAACCAGATCAATTGCAGTTGATCAACAGACAAGAAACATCACTGTGGAACCACAAACCAGAACCATTGACATTGATCAACAGACAAGAACATTAAATATCAAAGGATACATCGACTAATGACAGAAACATCTTCAACACTGTGGCAACTGAACAACCATTCACATCACTTTGTGATCAACTCTGGTGCCAATGTGGATGTTGCACTGGACTATGTGAATCTTCTAGAGTCAGATGAAGAACTGACTAGTGTGTCAGTGACCACAACATCAGGCACACTCACTGTACACACCACATACACCATGTTTGATCAAAGCACAAGATTTGGACTGGAACATCAACTGATTACATTTTTACAACCATCAGCTGTGGGCACACACAACTGCACAGCCACAGCAGAAACCAACCGATCAAGACGATTTGTGCATAACTTTTCTATCTTGACACCGGAATAAATACACACAAGGAGCAACCATGGCAACTATCACAGGATTTGAAACAGACAACAAAGGTGCATTTATCAGGAAAGATCCTGCCAGTGTACTAGACTACACAATCAATTGGACAGACTGGCTGGGCTCGGACACTCTGTCTTCAGTGACATTTGCAATATCTTCTGATGCAGAAACATCGCCCACACTGGCATTTTCAACTGCAATCACAGGCTCATCAGCCAATCAAGTGTCAGGAAAGAACACCATTGTGTATCTTTCAGGTGGCACAGCAGGTGTGATATACACTGTCACAGCCACAGTGGTGACATCATCAGCAAGAACTGTCAAAAGAAGCTTCAGAGTCAAAGTAGAAAACATACAATTATAAAACATAATTGGCAGGGTGATACAACACCCAAAAAATAGGAGAACACAATGACTGACACGGAATCAGATAAAAAACCGGATAAACCATCAGCTGGTAGACCCAAAATCAAACTAGATCCCCTCATGATTCAAAATCTTGCATCTATTTTCTGCACAAACAGAGAAATAGCCGCCATGATGTCATGTAGCACAGACACACTGGTGCGGAATTATGCCGACCACATAAAAAAAGGTCGTGAACAAGGCAAATCATCACTGAGAAGAAGACAATGGGAAAAAGCCATGGAGGGCAATACCACCATGTTGATATGGTTAGGAAAACAATATTTAGAGCAGAAAGATCAACCAATTGCAGAGGTAGATAAAAAACCATTGCCCTGGGTAGATTAATTTGTTACAATAAAATATGCCATTGACCCAACCACAACAGACTGTTGCAGATGATCCACACAGATTCAGAGTGTGTGTGTCGGGTAGAAGATTTGGCAAAACACATTTGGCAATCAGAGAACTGTGTAGATTTGCTAGACAACCAGGCCGACTGTGTTGGTTGGTTGAACCATCTTACAGAATGGCCAAACAGATTGTGTGGGACAAACTCAAACAGAAATTGTTTGAACTAAACTGGATAGAAAGAGTCAATGAATCAGATCTATCAATCAGATTGGTAAATGGATCCACTATTGCACTGAGATCTGCAGACAATCCTGATGCACTGAGAGGTATGGGTATATCAGGTATATTGATCATGGACGAAGCACAAGACATAGATTCAAAGGCCTGGACAGAAGTCCTGAGACCCACACTGTCAGACACAGGTGGTCATGCACTATTCACAGGCACACCCAAAGGTGTAGGCAACTGGTTGTATGATCTGTACAACATGCCCAAACAGAATCGACAATGGGCCTCATGGCAGTTTACCACACTGGAAGGTCAACAAGTCACTGAACAAGAACTAGAACAAGCTCGACAAGATCTAGATGAAAAAACATACAAACAGGAATATGAAGCATCATTTGAAACATGGGCAGGTGTGATATACTACAACTTTGGTGATCACAACATTCAGACTGCACCTAGCCGGATGCCTGATCAATTGCACATAGGAGGAGACTTCAACATTGATCCCATGTCAGCCTGTGTGGCCATCAAGACTCAGAAAGGTCTACACATTGTGGATGAAATATCCATATATGGATCCAACACAGATGAAATGGTTCAAGAGATCAGAAACAGATACCCAACTCAGAGCATTGTGTATTATCCTGATCCTGCTTCAAGACAGAGAAAAACATCTGCAGGTGGTAGAACAGATCTTTCCATACTGCAAAATGCAGGATTCACAGTGAAAGTAAGACCATCACACACACCTGTGAGAGACAGAATAAATGCTGTTAATGGTGCACTGAAATCTGTGAACAATGATATAAAATTATCTGTGTCACCCACATGTAAGTCAGTGATTCGATCATTGACCAAACAGAGCTACAAAGAAGGAACTTCTGTGCCGGACAACAACGACAATCTATCGCATATGGCAGATGCCGTGGGCTATTTGGTAGATTACATATATCCCGTCAAGAGAAATATTATAAATACAACAAGTAATGCAACTTGGACAATGCCCACACGATCTAGATAAAGGATAACCTATGACAGCAATATATGATGCTTTCACCACACAATACAGAATAGAATACTACGGCATACCAACCAAAAACGAATGGCGACAAAATATCAAGCGATGGTTGTATTATTCAGACTCTTATCAAGGTGGAAACGAATACAGAGAAGGAACTTACCTTACCAAATACATACTGGAATCATCCGAAGAGTATGAAAACAGAATCAAACAAACAGCATTAGACAACCACTGCAAGTCAGTGATTGAAACATACAATTCATTTTTATTCAGGAACCCTCCTATCCGCACATATGGATCTATAGACACTGATCCTGGGCTAACACCCTTTTTAAATGATGCGGATTTGGAAGGGAGAAGCTTTGATGCATTCATGAGAGATGTGTCAACACAAGCATCAATATATGGTCATGTGTGGGTCATGGTAGATAAACCTGCCACACAAGTATCAACAAGAGCAGATGAACTGTCACAGAATATCAGACCATATGTGTTGATGTTTTCTCCCGAAAATGTCATTGACTGGGCATATGAAAGACAGCCATCAGGTGTATATGAACTCACAATGATCAGAATATTTGAAGGTGCTGATGACACACAAGGTTATTACAGAGAGATCACCAAAGATACCAACATGTTGTATGTCAAGAAAGCAGACACAGAAGCACAGATCATCGAAGAAACACCCAACAGACTGGGCATTGTGCCTTGTATACCGGTGTATTCACAGAGATCAAGAACCAAAGGTGTAGGTGTATCTGATATATCAGACATAGCTGACATGCAGAGAAGCATATACAATGAACTGTCAGAAGTAGAACAGTTGATTCGTATTTCAAATCACCCATCATTGGTCAAACAGGATTCAGTGGATGCAGGTGCAGGTGCAGGTGCTGTGATATCAATACCAGATGACATGGTAGAAGGTGTAAAACCATATTTGTTGGAGCCCACAGGATCAGGTATTTCAAACATACTGAGCTCCATAGAACAAAAAGCCAATGCCATCAACAGAATGGCCAACATGGGCGGTGTGAGAAACACCACAACCAGAACACTGTCAGGCTTGGCCATGCAGACAGAAAGAGAAATTTTGAATGCCAGACTGTCAGAAAAAGCAGACAACCTAGAACTAGCAGAAGAAAGAATTTGGAGACTGTGGTCACAGTGGCAAGGCAAAGACACAGAAGGTTTGATCATTGATTATCCAGATTCATTCAACATACATGACAAAGAAAACACAGTGGCCCTTCTAAAATTGGCCAAAGAAACCAAACCCATGAATCCCAAATTGCTAGAGCAGATAGACATACTGTTGGCAGAGGCCATCATCAAAGATGAAGATCGTTTGGCAGAAGTCAAACAAGCACAAATGACAGTAGAGCAGGATTCAGTCGCTCAGATGTCTGAGCCGATGGAAAAGAAATTGGACATGCCACACCCTCCAATGGAAAACAAAGAAGACATGGTGGCACACATGAGAAAAATGATAGAACAAGGTTATACAGATCAGGAGATATTGGACATCCACCCTGAAATGTCTGACTTTTTTAACCAAGGAGACAACAATGGCTAGACATAGCAAGATGACAATGGGCGGTCGTAAAAAGAAAGACGACGACAAAAAGAAAAGAAAGAAAAAAACTTCTACAAGAAGAAAATCAAGTAGAGGTTAATGAAGAAACAGAATTGGATGATGTATTTCCAGAGTATCCAATCAGTGTGTCCGTGGAGTTATAAATCTTATCAACAAGGTCGTATACTGATACGAGACTTTGATGAAGATGAAATAATTTTGAGAGACATCAACTGGGATGACAGATATGATGCTGTTGTGTATCAATATGCACCAGCAGACTGTGATGATTTGGAATATATTGTCGAATCTTTGAACATAGAGTCAAGGAACTGTGAGTACTTTTTTAGTCATCCTGACTACACAAAAGGACTCAACAACCAAACTGTAATACCAGTGGTAATACAGCAAGACAGAGCACAGTTGAAGAAGATTAGA